CTTCAAAGAAGAAGCGGCACAGCGTATGTTTGAGGGCGATGGCGCAGACATTATCAAGAGCGTTTTGAAAGAGGTAGGCTTGAGTTCCAATGATGGCTATTACACGTCACTTGTGAAGTCACCAAAGAGCGACAAAATGTTAAGCAACGAGCAGATTAATGGATGCAGTCAGTATTTGATGAAGGAAATCGAAATACTTAAGCCACCAGTGATTGTCACGCTCGGAGCGGCGGCAACGCGATTCTTTGCGCCAGGTATCAAAGGGGCCGGAACTGAACTCGCAGGTAAAGTGATTTATCGAGCGGATTTGGATGCAAGTATTGTTTTTGGTATTAACCCAGGTCAAGTTATGTTCGACCACTCAAAGGCGAAACACTTAGTAGATTGTTTTAGGCAAGTTGCTGAAATAGTAAGTTAAGTCATTTGTGATGTATCAATCCCTAAATGCAATGAGTAATATTTAAACGTAGTAACAAACACAAGAGGAGAGAAGTATGGCAGATACAGATAGCAGTATAGGTGATTTAGAGTTAGCGGAAATCATGAAGATGGTCGGTGAGGATGTTGGTGTAACACCAGTCGCCCCGACCGTAAAAGCGAAAGCGCCAGAGCCGGTAGTCGAGGCTGAGCCAGAGCTATCATCTGAACCCGAAGCGCCAGCAAAAGAGGTATTCGCGGAAGTTGAATTAGAGGAAGCGCCTGTGGTCGCTGAAACTGATGACTACGGTTTGGACGATCCAGAGTTAGAAGCGCTCTTGGCAGGTGCAAGTGAGGGTGTTGATTTAACGCCAGAACCCGAAGCGCTTGCTGATGTGGGTGTTACTAAAGTTGATGAAGCGGAAGAGGCTTACCTTGAAGCGTCTATCAAACCAGGCGGTGGATTAGTTGAGGCGGTAGTTGTTCCGCATGACGAGATTCCAGATGATGTTTTGGCTGCATTAGAAGCGCCAGAAGCCCCGAACGTGGTTCAGACACCCAAAGTTACCTCCGCACCTGCGTTAGAGGCTCCTGGCAGCGAGAAAGAGCCTTTACGACACCCTCTGGCAATGGATGACGACGATGATTACGAGCCAATCAAGCGTGATGGTGTGGTTTACTACATTGACCCCGCTCGATTGAAACGTGATGTGGCATTTTCGCCACACAACATCGATGACGCCATGATGACGCATGCTTCCAAGTTTGTGCATTATGCAGTTCAGTCTTCAATGGCGCGTGGTCAGTTTGAGCGCATGAAGGCGGCATTTGAAATCTTGGAATCAAAACTGGACGGCGAACACCGCACAGTCTTGAAAGAAGAGAACCCAAAAACAACAGAGGCACAAATTCGTGCGGCTGTAGTTGCTGACGCTCGTTGGAAAGCTGCCAATGCGCGTCTGATTGAAACTCGCACAGTGTATGAGTTGGCGCAAGATGCAAAAGAGGCATTCACAATGCGTCGCGACACCCTGTTGCAAGTGGCAAAAAATGTACGTGAAGAGCGTGGTGGTGAAATGCGTCTGAAAGAAATTCAAGAAGACCACAAAGCAACTCGTGAGCGCGTATTAGAAAAGCTGAGTAAAACTGGCACTTAAAGTTGGGTTCACTTGTTGCCTAAAATAATAAGTCACTGGTGAGCTATAATATAGTCTTAGTTAGTCATTAAACCGACTGACTGAGATTGAAACAAAACGCACTTACATGCACCAATAAAACTAAAATCGAAAGGAAGTAAAAATGGCCGATACTCCGTCATTATCCGAAATTCTGAGACAAAAACGTAATGCTATGTCTCGTGGCAAGAAAACAATCAAACCAAATCCAGGTCGCAATCGCTACCGTATTCTTCCGTCATGGACGGGCGATTACAGTCAAGCTTTTTGGCATGACTTTGGTCAGCACTTCATCAAAGATACTGCGAACGAATTAAAAGCCGTTTATATGTGCGTGGATAAGACTTACGGTCGTCCTTGCGCTATTTGTGACCAAGTTCAACGTGGCATCTTGGCTTCTGCTGATGACGCAACAACCAAAGCTTTAGAAGGCGCTAAATCTGCCCAACGCATTTTAATCAATGTGTTGGAGTTGGAAGGCGACCAACCAGAAGTCCCGCAAGTGTTAGAAATCGGCCCAGGCGTATTTGCTCCGATTCTGGCTTTGTTTGACGAATGGGGCGAAGACATGATTGACCTTGAAAAAGGCCAAGACATTGTGATTAGCCGTGAAGGCACAGGCTTAAGCACTCGTTACACAGTGCAAGTGGCTTCAAAAAGCAAACCTGTTAACCCTGCTGTAATGAAAAAAATCAATAACCTTGATGAATTCGTGGCGCAGGAAAGCGAAGAGGTTGCTCGTCGTGCTTTGGGTGCTGTAAGTAATGTGGCTGGTATTTTACCGTCTGCATCTACTGTTGCGGCACTTGGTAAACCGACTGACCGTCCATCTGCGGCACCTGCCGGTGGTGATTGGTCAACTGGTTCTCGTGAAGTGGAGGTATTAGCCGCTGACGATGCTGAATTACGTGCTTTGGAAGTTAGCAAGCCCTCTGCGGCTTCTGGCGACATTGACGCGTTGATGGCTGAATTAGAAATCGGTAGCTAATCAAATATTGGGTGGCCTTCGGGTCACCCAGTATCTTTCATCATTGTTTTACGAGGTATCAATGAAAACAGTTTTAATCGATGGCAATAATCAAGCCCATATTCACAACAATGTAGGGCGTCTATCAGTAGGCGACTTGCAGACCCAAGCTATTTTTGGCTACACAAAAGCGATTCGCAATTTAAGAAAACTGCATTACGGAGACCGTCTGTTAAATCTTTGGGACGGCCGCGCTCAATGGCGTTTTAATTTGCTGCCGACTTACAAATCGAATCGTGATACTGATCCAAAAGCTGTGGTCAAAAAAGAAGAGCTTGCAAGGCAGCGTCCATACATTGAGCAAATGCTCAAATCATTAGGTGTTGACCAAATGCTTGTCTCAACGCACGAGGCGGATGACATGGCTGGTTACTTTGTCACCAACTCAACTGAGCCTTTTGAATTAGTCAGCGGTGACAAAGACTGGTTACAACTGGTGCGCGACAACGTGACTTGGTATGACCCAATAAGTGAGACGCGTGTTACTTACGCAAACTTTCTGGACAAGACCGGCTACTTCACACCGCAAGAGTTTCTACAAGGCAAGTGCCTCATGGGTGATTCGTCTGATGTGATTTCTGGCGTTGGTGGTATTGGTGAGAAGGGTGCGCCAATCTTTATGGCAGAACACCGTAATGTAGCCGAATTCTTCCGCAAGGTTGATGCAGGTGAATACGTGCCAAAAGGTAAGGTCATGGAGCGTTTCGCAACGAAAGAAGGCAAGTTAGCCTTCGCGAGAAACTACAAGCTCATGAGTTTGCGCAACGTGCCGAAGCCGAGTGCAAAAGACGTGTCTATTGTGCGTGGCGTTTTTAACGAAGACGAGTTTATTGGGCTTTGTGAAAAGCTTAATTTCTCCTCGATACTTCGTGACAGAGAAGAATTTTTAAAACCATTTAAGGAATAACTATGCAAGCAATTAAAAAATACTCATCCACATTTGCGTCATTTATCGGTGACTTACTGTTATGGATTGTCGCGCTCTTCGTGAAAATTATTTTAACAGTGATAGTGGGCGTATGGAATCACTTCGCAATGACGGCGGCTTTGGTGTTTCTTTACTTCAAAATGTATGACGGTGCGATTTTGATGTTCATCTTGGCGTTCTATTTTGCTTTGACCAATCTGAGTGACGCCTATAAAGCGAAAGGTGGAAAATAATTATGTCAGTCGAAATGGATAAATTAATGAAAGAGCTGGATGCGGCTGTTGGCGAAAATGCCGCAGACGGTTCGGTGTCTCGTTACATTGATACAGGCTTTCCGCCATTAAACAAAATCATGAGCGGTCACTATAAAGGTGGTTTGCCTATGGGTCGTATGGTTGAAGTGTTCGGTGAATCCTCAACAGGTAAAACCGCGCTGGCAACTCAGTGGATGATTAACGCACAGAAAATGGGTGGCGTTGCTATCTTTATTGACTGGGAGCGTTCATTCGATGAAGACATGGCGCAAAACATGGGTCTCAACCTTGAGCGTCCATACTGGTTCTACTTCAAGCCAAAAACTTGGGAAGAAGGTAACGTATTGGCGTCTAAGGTCGCTAAATTGATTCGTGAGCGTGGCGGTATTTCAAAAGACGCCCCAATCATTGCAATCTTTGACTCCATTGCGTCAGCGCTGCCTAAGTCACAAGCTGAAAAAGAAATTGACGAATACACCATGAACGACACAACGGCTTTGGCTCGCGTGACTTCGACGACATTAAAGGCGCAAGCCCAGCATGCCGAAGAGTTTGATGCCACATTCGTTTACTTGAACCAGTTACGTTTGAAACCAGGCGTTATGTTTGGCGATCCACGCACGACACCAGGCGGTAAAGCGATGGAGTTCTACGCAACTGTGCGTTTGGCTTTGGGTCGCGAGAAGATTCACGAGACGGTGGATAAAGTGAAAGACTTTGTTGGCCAGAACGTGCGTATC